AGAAATATTTACTTCACTTGGTCTTAATGTAACCGAATTTCCAATAACAATCCTTGTGGGTGTTCCCAGTTCTACAGTTCTTATTTCAACTTTTACTGTAGCATTTCCACTATCTTTTTTGGCAAAGAATAAATCAACGGCAGTTAAGAAGGCACCATTAGAATCATCGGTTGCTAACCCTTCTCTAGAAGAATCGGGAGCCTCTATATTTCCACCAACAACAAAAGATTGTGCAAGAGGGTCTATAAATCTCTGGATAGTTGTTCTAGTGTGAGTGTTTATAGTTGTTTGTGATGTTGTTGTATTTGTTGTAAGATTAGTGACTGTTTTTGTTGTTAGATTTTTAGTAGTTGCAGTAACGGTATTTTCCCACTGCTCAAGTGTTCCATCAGAATTAAAATTTGTTTCGGCAAATGAAGTATCTGAACTTCCTGAAAGACCTGGATCGTTTGTTGAACTTGAACTCAACTTAAATGTTTTAGTTCCAGTAGAAATTCTTACAGTTGGAGTTGGAATTGTATTCGGATCTCTTAAAAAGAACGTTCCGATCAAGTCTCCAAAATTATCAGAAATAAGTCTTAGGTTATTTACGGTTGCTACCGCATTGCTGGTCTGACCAACTAATTGCATACCATTAAGTAAATATCCAGAATACTTTCCCTGAGCCTCTTCTGATAGTGAAACCGTATCAACATTCAAAACCTTTGATGATTGACTGTATCCTGATGCTATAGATTCAGTTCTAATGTATGGATTAATTGTATATACAGTAGATGGTGCATTATATGGACCATACTTGTGATTTGGTGTTGCAACTCTAAATGAAATTAAATTATTACCACCAAATGTTCCAATAACAGTTTCCCCAACTACAAATGCTTTGGATGAATTTGTTATTTCAATCAATTTGGGGATAAAATCAACTCCACTATTTCCATCAAGGAATTGGTAAAATTGTGTAGATGGTTTGACATTAGATACGGAAAATTGAATATTTCTGGACCTCATAAATGATTCATTAGACGAAGATATTAATACATTTCTTATTGTTGTATTAGTATTACTTACAGTATCATAATTTTCAGTTGTTGTAGTATTGGAGGTAGTATTAGTTGCAGTTGATGAAGTTATTGATGCATTTATTCCAGTAACAACATCACCAAAATTTCCCACTCCAAAAATCTCACTAATTACTGCATCGTTTGTTTGAGTATTAATTGGTGTTAGAGTAACGGAAATATTACTAGTTAAATTATTGGTAAGTGTTCTACTGGAATTTAATGTTATGTCAATATTTTTATCCGGAAGTTGAATTGTTCTGACCCAATTGTCAATTTCTGGACTTAACTTAATATCACCACTGTAAACAATTACATTAAATGGATTTACATTTTCAACTGTTGTTGCAAAAGCTTGTTCTATCCATCCAGTAGATTCATACTTTAAAGTTACTACTTTTCCTGTTTTTACGACATTTGGATCTAGTAACTTAAAATTTTCCGAAAAATCTAAATTTTCATCAGTAATTGCAGACTCGGGTGCAATTTGCGATTTGAGTGAATTTCTACTAGTAACAGGTGTTATTTCATTTGTAGATGTATTAACTCTAATCGAAGATAATCCTCTATTAATAAACGAATAATTTTTAAAATCGTCTACAAAAAATCCACTTTTAAATCTATTATTACCATCAGCATCTTGAATCTGCAAAGTCTGAGTATTTACTTCTAGTAAAGACAGTGAAGTAACTCTCTCTAAGTTTTCTACCCTATCTTCAATTAGTCCAATATCTCTCATAGTATATCTTCTATTGTCCTTCAAGGTCACCACAGCATTTGCAGGATTGTAAAGATATGGAGGTAATTTAATAGTTGCAATTTCCATCACAGCATCATTTTTTTCTGGTTCCTTGGGGGTATTTGAGGATATTCCTTTTTCTAGAATAAAGTTTTTATTTCTATCAAGATACAGTTTGTCAATTCTTGCTAAGTAATAATCATAACCAAGCAATGAACTTTCATTTGGTGATAAAATTCGTGTTGGACTTAAAATTCTTGATGCAAAATCAAATGGTGAAGAACTATCCGAGGTAAAAATAGAAACTCTTGGTCTAAAATCTAAAGTATCTGAAGATCTTACAGATCTTGGTCCAATGAAAGGAACATCGTGTGTAAATCTTTCTTTATCATAACTTAATACAGTAAATACATCACCACTATCATTAGAAGGAACTGAATAATAATCAAACACAACTAAAAGTTGTTTTGATGGTTCTGTAGTGCCCTTATTTCTGACAATTCTAGAATAATCATAATATTGATCTTTTTGCCCTTTGTCAAGTCTATATGAATTTGTAATATCTTTATACTTTCCGGGAATTATTGCTTCAATTTCTGTGGTTATGTTTGATTCCTCAAACGTAACTGTTTCAGAATCTGTAAATCTTTCTGAATTTAAGTATACTACTCCAAGGATGTTGGCAGATGGATTTGAAACGACTCTTGCGACAGCTTTACTATTATTTCCTATAATATTTTCACCAATAATAGCATTAGTTGATACATTAGCACTAGCACCAAATTGTATCCTATCTAAAGTAGGTGTCGAAGAATCGAATGACTCATAAACTGAAATAATTTTTACTACATCTGGGTAATTTAGTGATATTTCCTCGTCTTGAACTCTCAGTCCATAAAATTGATTATAGGTAAGACCGTCTCCAATTGAAGAACTAATACCAGTTCCTGATTGTGGATACTTTGATCTAGTTACATTTAATGGTTGACTTCTATTATATGTTTTTACTTTGCTCTGGATTCCATTTTTAACCAATGTGGTATTTACAACAACATTTGATTGTGAAGCAGACAATCCGCTAATAGTTACTGTATTTCCACTCAAAACAAATTGATCTGAAGTTATCGTACCAATACCACCTCCACTATAATGTACCGAATATCTTTCCTGATCAAATGACTCAAAAAATACACTAGAAATTCCACTAATTGCTGAAGTATTGAATTCCAATACTCCACTACCATTTGTGCCTTGTCCTGTTATTTGTTCGGAAATTGTTAATAATGAATCTGAAAGATTTACTGAAGAAACATTAGGATCTGGTAATTGTGCATATAGGAACCCAGAATTCTCATTTCTTATGGTTGGAGAACCTATAAGTATGTTACTGTAAGTTCCATTTGCAACGGCACCGTCAAATACTCCAGAAACTGTGGTGATACCAGCAATTGTTAGTGATGTGCCAGAAGAAGGAACTTCAGTTACGCGATTAAACGATTCATCTCCAGTTGTAGTTTGATATCTAATAATTGATCCTACTTTTACACCAGTGAAGAATTTTCCTGGGCTTACTAAGGTGTTTCCACCACTAATTGTTCCTTGAGAAACACCATTAGGTAATCTAAATCTTTCAAGAAAACAATTTGCAGTAAAATTTGTTGAAAGTCCAGATACAGTGGTTGTTTGTTTTACTGATTTAATGTCTTCTGTAGAATATGCAGTTACTGTTCTAATAGTTCTTGGAAAATCAATCCCATTGATAATTAACTGCTCTCCAACTGAAAATGTTCCGGAAGTTTGTCTTAAGTTAATAATAGATGATGCTCCACCAGCAGAAACAGCAAACCCACTGGCACCACTACTTTTTCCTTTTACGAACGATGTGGCGGGTAATTCTGCACTTGTTACTGAAGTATTTAAACCGACAGTTGTATAAGTCTGAATGTCATAAAGATATAAATTCCAGTTAGTGGCATTATTGCTATAAGCAGCATCGGTCAAACTAAAATTATATACTCTTGCGTTTCCAATAGTGGTTCCAGATCCCACAAATTGATCCAATAAATCTATTGTAAATTTCTGTTTTGGAGTTCCAGATACTGTATTAACTTTTATAATATTTCCCATTTCAAAGGGAACATTTACATTATCTACTCGTGCTGTATCTCTTGGTTTATCAACATCAACAATTGTTGTTGATATTTTTTCTATATCATATCCCCTTACATAAGCCTTTCCTGGAGATATTTTTAAACACATCAAGTTCTCTGATGGTGTGTTTTTTTGTTCAGTAGTTTCAGTATTAAAAAATAAACCATTATTACCTAATCTATCATTTAAAGAATTATTTGCAGATACATTAAAAGGTTCAACTGTATAATCGCCAGATTCATCATAAGTTCTTTCTGCCATATAATCTTTAATTATATTATATGAACTTTTTTGTTCAATTATTTTAATCTTTCCATTTTCAACTCTCAAAAGTTCAATAAAATCAGTATCGTTGAGATCTGATATTAATTTCTTCGTTAGGGTTAAATTAATCTTAAATCTATCTGCTCCAGGTGCCGCGTAGTTTGTAAATCCCTTAGATGGGTCATATAATGAACTATCGTCTCCAGCACTGAGGATTAATTCTTCAATTTTTAATCCAACTCTATATGAAGGTGTATTTGTATAATTATCTAAAATTATGGTTTGTTTGGATACATTAACAAAATAACCTCTAATGAAATAAACTCCATCACCAATAGATGTAGAAGAACCCACAGATGTTGCATTCAGCGATATTAGTGATGCAAATGGGGTTCCCGCATTAATGGTAGTATTGCCATAAGTTATATTTTCTTCTGCAATTAATGATTCTCCATCTTCAAACGGATTAAACTGAAAATTATTATCAGAATCCAAATATTTTACATATATTGTTAAATCTTCTACATTTTCTCCATCTGGGAGAGCAACAAATTGAATTATTGCCGTTGTTCCTGATATTTGCCCCGATATTTTTTTACCAATAAAATTATTAATATAAAGAGAAATATCAACACCAAAATTAGTTGGATTAAGTTTTACAGAATTGAAATTTCCATCATAAGCAATATTTCCAGGAATAACTACTGATCCTTCTTTAAATATATGACTTCCGAAAGATTTTACTTGATCCTGTAAAATAGATTGGAGAGTTGTTAACTCCCTTGCCTGTATTGGATATCCTGGTTTAAACAATACTTTATAAAAATTCCTTTCAGAATCAAAGTCATCATAATATGGACTGATATTTAAATCTGTTTTCTGTGTCATTTTTTTTAGAATTCCAGGATAATTTTAATGTCTTCTTTTTGCCTAATGTCTCTTGTTACCAGGGGTCTACTATCAATATAAATTATATCTCCTGTCTTTTTATTTATCTCAGGATTTGCAAGACCATTTGTAAAGACTGTTCCTAAATTTATGTTCTTATTCCCAATTGTTGTAGTAATTCCCGAAAAACTAGTATCAATAGACCCTGCAAATGGAGTAATTGATCCCCCAGATGAACTAAATGATAATACTTTAGAATCAGAAGTTACTGTATTATAATCAGTTTGATCTATATTATTTCCAAAATATAAAGATCTATCTTGAAAATACTTTAAAACCATAGTTTCAGTATCATATGATGCTACATAACCTCTTGCAGTTCCTCCAGTTATAGTTTGAGTTATTTCCTGCCCAATAACTGGAGTTCCAGTAATTGAATCTAACTTAATTGCTCCTAGAGATGAATACTGATTTTCTGTAAAAGCAACAGTATCTGAAGAAAAAGTAGTTGGATTTTTTATGATTCCAACTTGAGCAAATTTAGTATCTGTTGGAAAATCTTTTGTTGAATCGTCAAATCTGGCATACACTAATACTTTATCTGTTCCCAATTCGGTATAAATGTCATAACCATGCCCTTTTGATGGTGGAATGATTGGTATTAGTTTTGCTGGATTTGGAAGACTGTCGTCAGGTTGAAGACTTCCTAAATCAACAATTCCCCAAGTATATCCATAACCACCTGCAACAACTTGAGTTTCAGTAATTTTTCCACCACTTACTTTTATAGAAACTCTGCCGTCAATTCCATCACCAAGAATATCAACAGTTTTTATACCTTCACTATATCCACCGCCGCCAGATGCAATATATACTTTCTTAATTTGATTTGGGTTTGTTGGTCCAGAATTGCCATTTTCTCTTACACTTATAATTTGAGAATCTGTTGAAGTTGCCCAATCGTTAGGAACAACAACATATTCTGTTGAATCAAACTTTATAATATCACTTGGAGAAACTGAAAATAGATATTTCCAAATATAACCATCACCACTTATCCCCGCTGCTGAAGGTTCTAAATCTGTAAATGTGGGTTCATCTTGGGATTTACCACCTTTCAAACTAGTACCAGAAGAACCATTATCTATACAAATATAAACTCTAAAATCACTATTGATTACATAATAATTGGAATCATATAATCTGCTTGAATTTGAATTTGGTGTTGGGTTTTGAATGCTATAATCGTGCCTATACATCTCATAGGATGTATTAGAAGTCCAAGTAACTTTTCTTATAAGTCTTCTAATATTACTAGATGTAATTTTTTTACCAAATAAAGATGTATCTCTATAGTGTGAGGAATATTCCAAATTATCTGTTGGATTTGGAATGTTGCTATCCCAATTAGTAGTTCTTCCAAATTTATTATCTGATGGATTATCTAATCCCAAAAAAACATAGTAAGAATCGTTACCACCAGTTACCGAATTTATAAAATTACTCGCATTTAATATTCTAAATTGATCTGTTACTATTGCCGCCATATTGATATTTTTTAAATATTTATAAGAGTTTTGGAAGTGCTCCAGTTTGTCTAATCCCAATTCCTCTCCTCTGAATCGTTGCGAAGGTTGATAATCCAACATCCACAGTATTTCCCGTTACTCCTATTGAAATTGCAGAACTTGATCTATTAAATCCAGACATTCTACCCCATGAGAATTTACCTATGGGGTTTGATATATTTCCAGTAGATGCTAACCCAACCACAGATGTAGTTGATAGTATATTACAAGTAATAATTCCAGTAGTGCTACTAGAGGAGATTTGATGAATATAGTAAATATTATCTACAAAGGTTGTTCCAATTCCAACCACTGCAGAGTTAGAACTGTTGATAGAAGTTACTCCTTTTCCAACTCTTGTATCAAAAATATAAATCGGATATCCAGTTTGCAATTGAGGAAATCCAACAGGTCCTTCTAAAGTAAACTTAAGTGCTAGGGAATTTCCACCACTACCTGTCGTGGTTCCAATTCCAATAATAGTTCCGGAGAATCCATTTACTAGAGAAATATTTGTAATATTTTCATATATTGGATCTGGAAGTGGAACAATAACTTCTGGTGGTCTCCCAACACTGTAACCCAATCCGGGATTTATAATTGTAATTGGAGTTGTTAGAGATCCTGCAGCAGAGACTGCAATAGTTGCGGTTGCAGTAGACCCAATACCAATACCACCCATAGGTAATGAGGTCAAAATACCAACTGTCGATGGTGCAGCGATCTTAACAGTAACTGATGCTCCGGTGTATCCACTTCCGGGGTTAATAATTGATAGGGATTGAATTGTTCCTGCAATAGAAACTATTGCAGTTACTCCAGCAGATACTGGATCAGCAACTCCAGAAAAAATTAAAGCATCAAATTTTTCTGGTGCTGTCAAATCATAATTAAAGAATTCTGCATTATCTACAAATATTTCATCAGATGTAGTTGAAAAATCTTTAATAATTTTAGCAGTTGGATAAATCAAAGATTCAATAGAATCTCTAGTTTTATAAACATCTTCTCCGTTAATTTTCCTATCAACTTTTTGTTTAGTCCAACTCAATGGTTTATTATTTTCGGAATCAACTCCTTGATTTGAATATAAATTAGTTTCAAACTTATCAGAGAATGATAAATCAAATACTGTTCTCTTATCTTGTGTTATTGTTCCGGGAATTGAATTATTCTTAAGAACCTGTACAGTATCACCTCTTTTTAGAGTTTCATTAATCGTATCATTTACAACAACATCATCGCCATCAGTACCCTTATAGAAGAAAATGGCAACATTATCCTCTGGCCTTGGAGCAGTTGTGAATATGAAACTAGTTCCACCTTCAAATTCATATGCAACTCCAGGATCCTGAACTACTCCATTTATAACGATTAATAGTGCATTTGAAAGATTTACCTGAGAATCCTTAAGAGATTCAAAACTTAGTAGTTCATTATTATAGAATAATGGGAATCTTGTTCTGACTCCATCTTGATAATTTTTTATAGAATCTATATAATCAAACTCCCCAAACTGCCAAGATGCAAAAGAATCTGAAAATGTATCAACGACGGTCAATCGGAACTCTAATAATGGAGATGCCAATCCCTTAGCAGTAACTAATCCAACTGGTTTGAATACATCTCCCCTTTGGAATGAATATCCTTGCCTTGAAATACTAAATTTAGAAATTTCAAAGTATGTTGATCCTATTCCGGTTGTAGAACTTGCTCCAACTTCAACATTGAGTAAAAGACCTATTCCAGTTCTTGTTGTTGCCCCAAGTCCCAATCTAGATACGCCAATTACACTTAAATTTTCATATGATGGTTCAGATACGAATACTTTAGGATTTGTGTACCCAGTTCCGCCACCAACGACAGTAAATGATAGAGTTCCGCCTGCTCCAACTGTTGCCGATATCGTTGCAGCAGCACCTATGTGTCCATTTTGATATACGGAAACTCCCACCGAAACAACACCATTATATCCAGAACCAAGATTATCAGTAGTTCCTAGTCCAACAGATACTATACTGCCTCCAGCACCAACTACAGCAGTTACTGCTGCTCCTACAAGAGGTGCATACCCAAGACCAGTAGAAGAACCCAACGAAATAATTATCCCCCCTCTGGGGGTTTGATTTTGATTTACATCAAACTCCGAAGTAATAATTGTACCAGTACCAGCAGATGTAATACCAGAGAATACTACACTGGATATTCCGGAAATGGTATTCTCAATAATACTAAAATTATTTTCTGGGTTATTGATAGTTGTTGGAGTTTGGAAAACACCATTTATGAATAAAATTCCATTTCCTCCAGTAGTTCCTAGTCCTACAGTGTTTGCTCCACCAACAGTCAATGTGAAAGTTCTACCAATGCCAGTAAATTGATTTGAAATATCATCATATAGTTGATTTGATGTATAATCATTTCTTAAGAAAACTCTTCCAGTAAAATCGGAAGTTTCAAAAGTTAAATTACTAGAATCTTTTTCTATTTGTGAATTCCCTCTTGGAGATTCGGCAAAGAAAATATTACTATCAACAATATTATAAGATCCTTTATAAATTCTTACTGGAGTAGAATTTGTATGAGTTGTTGCTGATGAACCAACAAATGCTCTAGTGACTTCAACTAAATTAATATTTCCACTATTTGTAATAGGTCCAATATTAGTCGTCCCTAATCCAACATTAATTATCCCCATATATTCATTATCAATTTTTAGAATATCTTTTGGTATAATTGTAGATATTCCGCTCAAAGCAAATACTGAAGAACCTGCACTTATATTACCAAGTAAAGTATATGATATTGGAGTAAATTGTAATGGATATTGGACAATATTGTCGATAGTAATAAGTGATTTTTCAAGTTTTTTATCCATTTCTAGTTGATGTGCATTACCACTGCCGTATGAAGTAAATGTAACTCCAATTCCAGAAATAGCATTAGATTTGCTTGTCGCTAGTTTAAATGTATTATCTGATAATTTAATGACATATACCTCAGAAGGTAATAATACTGGACCAGCACCAATTTCCATTGCACTGGCACCAACACCAATAAATGTTGATTTTGGTGTGTATATGAGTTTTTCTAGATTACTAAAGAAATGATTTTCAATAGTAAAAATTCCAGTTGATGGGTCTGGAGTTAATGGATTTATTGGATTAAATCTTTTTCTAAAAATTTCAATTCCATTGGAGTTTAGATTAAAATCAGTTTTATTAATTCTACTTCCATTAATTGCATTGTATAATTTAATATCAATGGATTCTTCTACTGTCCCATAACTTAAAATTGGAGCAGTATTTTGAGTATCTAAACTTGTATACAAACATTGATTAAATGCTAAAATATTAACCTCTGAAGTTACTGATGGGTCTGGATAGAATTTTAGTATAAAATTACTACCAGAATATTCTCCACCAAAAGTTCCAATTCCATTTGTGCTTCCAACGGATAGAAAAGGTGACTGTTGGACATAAATGTTAGTTTGGTCCTGTACTAACATAATTTGGTGGAGGGCACTTGTGGATCCAACACTAACCTCCACTAAGGATTTAACAGCATTAAAATTAGATTTATCTAATGATATGACAGTTGATGCAGAAGAAACTGTGGATGAATAAGTTGATTGATATACCACACTTCTCTCATTTCCTGGTATTTGACCTGGAGATATAAATCTATATGCACCAGTTCCTACAGATGTTGTACCGAACCCAACAACCTTTGACCTGACATTTACTGGATTCGATGAATTATTAATATAGTTTAATGATAAAATTCCAGAAGGAGAAATACTCGCCGTGAATATTCCTATATTATTTCCAGAATAATAATTACTCGAAAATTCAGAATCAAAATAATATTCTGAGATATAAGTATCTACTCCATCATGATTCAAATAAACTTCGGCAAAGTTCATTTGAGTTGTTGCTGAACCAACAATCTGGACATTTAAATACAATGAAGAAAACTTATTAGATTCTACGGATATAATTGAAGTTTGTATTCCAGATGCCGCAGTTCTATTAGAACCAGTTAGATTTATGAATCCAATAGAAGTTGTTCCAATTCCTGCTAAAGGAGAATTAAAATTACTATTGATTAGTTTAACATCATAATCAATATCGAATGGATTATTCGGAATAAATCTTAAGTAAGTATTATCATCCACATCGTCTTCAATTAATATAAATTCTCCTATTGGTTCTCCGGAGATATGTGTAAGTCCTACTCCAGTATTGACTAGAGTTGATTTTTCTGCCAAAAATAAATTACTTCCGCCATTCAGTAAAACTAATTCTGTCAATTGAATTTCAGTATTATCCAGACTAGAAACTCTGACTAGTATATTGTTATAAGATACTCCAGAATTTAATTCCAGTAAATTGAGAAATTCACTTGGATTGCCATCGGCGTTAGAAAATTGGCGATTTATGTCATCTATTTTTAAAACTACGTTACTTCTACACTCAATGTAATCAGTTAGTTTTTTATTTTTTAGTTTTAAAAACTTTGAAGAAGATCCAACTACATCAATATCCTTTACTAAATCGAAATCATAAATTGTATCTACTCTGTTTTCTTCTATTATGTCATAAATTATAGTTGTAGCATTCTCAGAATTTATAGAACCAAAGTTTGTAGTGGATGTAATTCCAGTGTCAGAAAAATTCTTTAATCCACTCGTATGAAGTAAACTATTAACTGGTGTTCTTAATTCTTGATATGTAATTGGACTCTTTACAGTATAGGAAAGATTTTGGTAATAATCATTATCGGGAATAACTTGATTATCTTGATCTAATTTGCCAATATCATTAGACCATCCAATGTTTTTTTCAACTGAATAGTCAATCTTAAATCTACCGATACCTGATTCAATTTTATCTATTGTTGCTATATTTCCAGATTCTTTCCCTATAATAATTTCTCCAACAGACAACTCATAGGTTCCAGATACTTTAATAAATGAATTTTCATATGAAGAAATTTCTAAGTCTCTCTCGGTATTATTTGAAATAAGTTTTTCTCCAACAATAAACTCAGATGGAATTTGAGTAACATTAAATGTTGGATAATCAGTTCTTTTTATAATATTTCCAACAGAATCCTGAATTGTTTTTGCTATACCAGTATTTGTAGTTAATCCGGAAATATTGATTGTTACTGAATCGAGAACTCCAGCAGTATTAATACTATCAATCTTGAAGAATTTGTATTCATAGTCTTCAGAATTAAATCCAGTCCCTTCGGTACTAAATTTTTGAATTCCTTCCACAAATACTTGATCATTAACACTAAAAGGATACGGCACAAAGGTAGAAAATCCTAAAGTTGGTGTTGTTATGAAGCAAGTAAATATCCCACTTGAAGAAGATTGAACTTGTTGAATACTAATTCCATTAGTATTATTAGTGGTGAATAGTTTTACCGTTGTTTCGGGAAGACCCTTTGGTTGTTGTATAACACTTACAGAATCAATAGAATTTCCTGATAGTTTTGCTTCCAATATTCCACTATCAATTTTTTCTCCAGTACTAGAATTCACAATTATTACAGATGGTGCATCAGTATATCCATTTCCACCATTATTAACTGTAACAATACCAATTGTATTTGAGTCTTTAATTGTGATTAGAGGAGATATGAATGCAATTGGTTGTAAAGTTTTATCTGAAGAATATTGAAATCCTTCATTGACAATTCTTACTTCCTTTGCATTGCCTATAGATGTCGATTTTGCAGTAATGTAAGCATCCTTTCCGTTCACAGAATTAGATCCTACGAATGTTGGAAGTTTTTTATATCCAGAACCAGCAGAAATAATATTAATTCTATCAATAGGACCTTTTGCTGATAATGAAGTAGTAGTATATTGTAATTTATCACACTCATTTTGAATATATGTTAATTTTTCTGGTTTTTTAGATAAAGAAACAGTAAATGTTGTTGCTCCTACACCAGAAATTATATAATTAGAATTATATACACTGTTCGCAAATAATATTTCGGAATAGTTGTTCACTTCTGTGTCTGAAGTACTAATATATCCAGATTTTTCTAAATTATAATATAACTTTGTTGGTAAACTTTCACTATAATTAATTGCCAGAGAAGCATTAGTCGAAACTCCGATAGTTCCAATACCAGATAGCGTAAACAAATTAGACGATGGAGTTGAAATAAATTCATTATTATAACCTTGATCATAATAAAGTTTAAATTTATATCCCACTAAAGAACTATCTGATAAATTGAATATAAGGTTATTATTTTTAATCGATTCAATTTGGGGATTTATTAATGAAATACTTTGACTTGAACCACCAGTTCCGGCAATACTTACTGTTGTTGGGGGAATGGTTTTAGAGTCTAGATATGTTTCAGAAAGTTTTATTGTGTTATCATTAACTCGGTAAACATAATAAAGTCCAGTTGATAATCCAGATGCAACTACATTGGATGAATATAGAATTTTATCTCCTGTTTTTAAGTTATGTGAATTAATTGAAATAGTATTTGTTGATGTGTTAATTCCGGTTGAACTAAATCCAATTGGATTGATTAAAATGTTTCCAGTTATTAAATCTCTTTTTACTCTAATGCCAGTAGAAGTTCCAATACCAACAGAAAGATTTGGCTCTATACTTAAACTAATAACATCTCCGCTAGAAAGTTCATGAGAAGTAGATACTGAAATTGTAGATTTAACTCTTTCAACTTTTCCAACTATTTGTGGGTATACACTTTCAAATGAATACTTATTATTATTATCACCGTTATTAATAAAAAATAGTTCAAAATTGGTGGTAGAACTAATTCCAGTTTTTATTCCAATTGTATTAATATTTTTATTGATTACATATACATTTTGAGGTAAATTGAATGGGATTCCTGTCGGTGACGTAGAAACTGAAATATTAGAAACATTGTATGTAAATGTTACTAGTTGATTATTTGTGAATGGATGATTCTCAATATAAATTCCCTGAGTTGGAACAGTTCTAGTAATATTAGAATCTCCAAATTGAAATGTTATAGTGTTTGTAATTCCGGGTGTAGTTCCTAATCCAACAGATTGTTTCGGATTAAAAAATACTTTGTCATTTACATTAGATTCAAAATAATCTATTTTTTGTGAAATGGTAAATGAATCGGGAATAAAGTTTATTTGTGTAGTTGCAGTATGAGATACTCCAGTAGATCCTCTCTGAACTTTAAGTATATTGAGATTTTTATATACTTCCAGTACCGATAATGTTTCACTGCCTATTTTAATGCTACTTCCAATAGATACTGTTGTCGGAAGTTGTGTAATATAAATTTCAGTTGTTAATCCGGATGTTGATGTTGATGGAATGTCCTTAAGAACATTTGAATAGTAAGAAGATACTCCAATCTTATATGAATTATTTAATTTGGATAGGTTGGTTGAAAATCCGGAAACCACAATAAAATCATTATTAGACAAATTGTGATATGGTTTAATGGTAACTTTTACTTCTGCTCCATCAGTATATGTAAAAATAGAATTTTCATAAGTTTCTATAGAAGTATCTATTTTTGTAATATCCCTTCCTTCTATCGAAGAGACTCTTGCAATTAATCCACCTCCTGAAGTATTGTTATCATCAAAATTTAAAACATCATTAACTTTATAATCAGATCCAGAATTAATAATATCAAAAGAATTTACAAATCCTTCAGATACAGACTCAACAATTGACTCTTGTGATGTAATTTCATTAGTTTCTATTATAAAATCATTTTTTGCGTAATTATCTGATACTTTATAAGGTAAGGTATTTCTAAGTAAATTTGAGTTATTAAAATCAAATGTTTGGTTTAAAGTAGAGTTTTCATTTATAGTATTAGATCTGTACTTGTTTCCTATAAAATATGGAAACTTCGGAATCGAAAAAGTATCTAGAGTCGCAAAATATGCATAAACTCCATTTGGAAATTCTGGTGTTTTTCCAAATCTTCCATTATTTTCATCCAAATCTCCAGAATTTGTGTACTCATAATCTTCGATAAAAAATCCTGATGGAAGTAAAGGTCTATCAATAACATTAGAAGGATTTAATGTGTATCCAGATTCTAACCTTTTAGGCACTGAGTTTGAATTTTCTGAATCTGAATATCCATATGCTCCATATATTGGATTTCCATCATATGCCCATCCAATTATATTAGAAACCTGAGATCCACTATCACCAAATGAAGTTCTTAAGTTTTCAAAATATCCACAAACAGAATACTGCAATTGATTTTCAGTTTCTATTAAAATTTCATCACCAAACTTTAAGTTATTATTAACTGTTAAATCTCTAATATTGGCACTTAAAATTGCATTAGAACCTGAAGGATTTACTTTAATTATTGTTGAGGTGCTTGAGTATCCAATTCCTGGATTTACTATCTTAATGTCTGTTATTTTTTGGTTAGTAATGACTGGTCTTAAATCTGCTCCGGATCCAGTCCCGGTTAAATCTGTTACAACCAAATCAGGACTTGAATAATAATCAACTCCACCATATTGAATATTTACGGAATTAATTTGACCATTTACAATAATTGGTTTTAATTTTGCCTCCTTTCCGGTTTTTATCGTTATTAATGGTCTTTTCTCAAGATTTACAATTGTCGATCCATATCCAGTTCCACTTTCATATAGATAAGCATCTATAATATTACCTTTAACAATAGGAGTTGCCACAAGAGATTGAATCTGTTGACTTGTAGTACCAAATCCAACAGGAGTATATTGTATAGAAACAGAAATATTAGGATAACTAAAATATTGATATCCCGATCCAGTAGAAGAAAATTTAATATAATTTTTTCTATTATAGTTTGATATATCAGTTCCACCAATTCCAGCATCACAAAGTCTAAAAGAATCATCATTATTTTTCAATACATAATATTGCAATAATGTCGAAATTCCAATTGTAGATGTCTCATATCGATAAGTTACAAGTTCCCCACTCTTAAATCCGTGATTTTCGAAACTAATCGTATCGTTTATTGTAGATATTCCTGCCGAAGAAACAATTAACTCTCTATTTGTATATCCATTCCCACCATTTAATATTTTAATATCCGATATGGTATTTTTAAATGCTGCGGTAGAAAACTTATGTATTCCTCCAGTGTTAGTTGCATTAAAAGATATTGTATTGATTCCGGACAAATAATCGGAGTTAGTTTGAAAGAGTCTTACAGTTGTATTATTATCAACTTTAGGATAATATGTGGCATTATTGACCAAAGTTAAATTTGTAGTACCAATACCAATTGGAGAATTTCCATTAGAATTATAAACTACCAATTCCCCATTGCTTAAATTGTGATTCGTTAAAAATGACAATTGACTTGTCGTTGAACTAATTCCCCCAGAATTTGTGGTCAATCTTCCATCAAAGAAAATATCTCTTCTTCTCTTCGTAAGAATAGGTTCTAATACGCAACCAGACCCATTACCACCAGTTACACCAATAGATACAATTGTATTGATATCATAGTCTTGAGAATCGATATAAACTTTTTCAATTAACCCGCTAACTACTGATCTAACTAATGCCGTAGACCCAATTCCAGAAGAAACCGATATTAATGGGGGATTAATCACATCATAGTCTATTCCACCATTTAATACACTAATAGATTTTAAAGGACCATAGTATACTTTATTATTGGATTTATAATTATTAACTTCAACACCATTAATTAACATTCCGACTGAACCTGGAATTGTTAATTCTCCAGTTCCAGTATCGATACTTTCAGATAATGGAAATTTTTTGAGTAATTTTTGAGCACCAATTATACCAGATTTTTGAGAGTATAATGTAAATCTATGAGTTTGATTTACAAAATTTGCATCTGAAAATGTTAAGAAACTATCAGTTCCAACAAATGATAATGATGAATACAATCTTATTTTATTAGATGGATCTAGAACTTGTACATAATAATCTCCAGTATCTAATCCAACAATAGGTGTTCCTGATGGTTGATAGTAAATTCTATCTCCGGTGATAAATGGAACATTATTTTGAAATACTATACTCGTGTAGTTGTTATCTATTACATCAGCAGTTGCTATTCCGACTGATGATTTGATGTCTTTTGTTATTTTGTATGTAAAATTTCCATTATAACCATCTCTACCCGAAGGTAATGAGTTAGACGCTACATAGGCATACTCATCATCAGTATATAAATTTTGAATATCTGACAAGATGACATTATTTCCAAATTCTATTGGAACTACTGCACTGTTTGCGGTATTGATTTTTCTTCTTAGATCATACTTCACTCCATTTTCTGCCGTGAAGTTTAAATTATCTAGAGTAACTCTATTTTCTTCAGGTATAATACCTGAAACATATGCACCAGAGGACGATACTACAACATTACTATCTTTTTCTAAAATTTCTACTTCATCTCCAATTTTTAAACTAGATCTGTCAATTGGACTTTTTAAAGTAAAATTACTGATATTTTCTATTTGATATCTAGATCCAGTATTGTATATCCACGAATTTGCAAATATTTCTTTATATGTCTTATTCTGCTGCGGATTTTGAATCAAATCCCCAATATTTTTAACTGATATTTTTTGCCCTTCATCTAAATTTAAAGTATCTGATACTTGAACAAATTTAGATAATACTCCCGTAAGTCTTAACTCAACTTTTTTATCCAAATCTCCATTTTCATATCCAAAATAAATTTCATCAGATCTTATATCGGCAGATGATAAAATTGAAGATGTAATTCCGGTACATCCAAAAAACTGATTGACACTCTTACTTGTATAAGCGATAGTATTAATTCCAGATATGATGGTTCCAATTCCAGCAAATCCTATTGTAGAGTCTACTGAAATTACTGACGACCCGATGGCAACATTTTTTAAACTTTTTGTATTTGGAGTAATTGTAAAATTTCCAAGAACAGCGGAAAAATTTTCATATCCAACAAAAAGTGAAATCTTAAAATATTGTATATTATTTCTGGTAAATAGTTCTACTTCAGAAATTGAGGCACTAGTACTCTCATCATTAAATTTCTGAATTGTTTGACCTACCAATTTAGAAGGATCTCCAGAAATTCTTTCTGCAATTACAACTTCTCTTCTTATAAATTCTGCCGAAGATGGTTTAATTAAAAACTCCTCTAAATTTACTACCAGAGGAGTTACTCCATATAAAATATTAAATAAAATTTTAAATGATTCATCAGTCCCCTTTGCCTGATAAAATGATCTTGCTTCTTTTATGAAATTTCCAACATTTAAATTTGATACAAAGTCAACTTCTTCTAGACCAGGAGTAAAGGTATATTTTATTTTCTTATAAAACTCTTTTAAGAATAAAGAACTTAGATTTTGTACGGAAGATTCAATACTATGTGATGCAGATACTGATTCTGAAAATACTAATTCTTCTTGATTTGAATTTGAATGATAATTAGTGACACCACTAAATCCACGAACACATCCCGTAAATGTATTTGTTGTTATTCCGGTGTATGTAATAATTTCATCATCAATTTTCAATAATCCATAAGTTTGAGGAAAACCTTTAGTACTACTTACTGTAATAATATTTGATGTTGTTGTGATTCCTATTGTAAGTATCGTACTATCAACTACAACTTCTGGAGTTAGATTATCTAATTTCAAATATTGATCTAAATTTTCTGCAATATCAATTGGACCACCTTGATATTCTTGAGAAATATAATATTGCTTTAAAAATTCTGCCGTATTTGGACTTTCATCCAAAATAAAATTTGGAAGTTGATTTTCAATAACTTGCTGAACCTTAACTCTAGATTCTAACCCAGTCTGTATCATATTATGCTCTTATTAGATTCCCGTTTGAATAACTTGAAGTGTAATAGTCTTTAGCAAATACTGTACCAGATATTTCATCACCAGACGCAATTACATCTCTTACCATATTTATTGTGCTTTTTGAAATACTAAAATTTAAGTATAGATCTCTTAATCCAAGAACATCATTGGATTCTGGGAATGCCTGTATTTCAATAATATTATTTTCTTTAGAGGTTGAAATGATGTTTATTGTTCCCAGTTTAATTTCACCTTTTACATAGTCAACTGTTCCTGCAGATTTTGCGACTATTCTTGCAGTTCCGTCGCTTAAAGGTTTTACTATTGATATTATTCCAGTTTTTCCATCGTTATTAGGTACATCTGTTAGGTATACGATATCAGAATCTGCAGAAATTTTAAATCCAGTGCTTTTAATATTAAAACCACCACTATTAATATGAAATTTATTTCCAAAGCATAGTTCATATTGTGCAAACTGGTTTATCAGTGCCTTCAAATCTCTTCTAATTCTAACCTTAGTGATATTAGAAGTTATGGCAATATCAGTATTATCAATTATTTGAAGAACCTTACTATACTTAAATCTTCCACCAAATGAATTGAGATCCACAGAATTGGAATATTCTGTTAATGAATTTATAACTTTTGTTTTTAATGACTCTACTGCCGATACTTGAGTATAGTTATAATAAATTGATGAATTAATCTCTACATATAATATCTTAAGATCAATTATTTTTTGATTAATTCCAGAAATACTGTATTGCTTTAATTTATTTTTAATTTGTTCCTTATTAAAATCAGAAACAAAAGTTCCATTTTTTGGTTTAATACTTATCGATACTGTACCAAATTCTGGTGGATCTAATTCCTCACCTCCAATAACAGCAACTGATTCGGTATCTGGATATATTTTTTTTATAATTGCCTCATAATCTCTTGATGTTACTGCTCTATATTGAGAGGAATAAATTCTTGGGGCAAAATATTTGACAGAATCTATGGATTCTATTTCAGAACCATTTTGAGATGACTGATTCGTTATAACAGAGACCGAACCTGTTTCACTATTTGGACTAGTGCTCCCAGCAAAAGAAAATGAAGAAGCACCATTACCATCTTCACCATCGGTAACAATGTAATTTACCGTAATTACCGTATTATTTTCTAATTTTTTTCCAATCAGACCATCACCGAAAAGTAATTCATATTTTTCATCTTGAACTTCTTGTAGGAGATATATTCTTGAGGATGAATCTACATTAAGAATATTATCAACAGAAGAATATTCTACTCCAAGACCACTATCATTAATTCCCTTCACATAGACTGAGATAGTGGAAGTATCAATAAATGAGTTGTTTAAAATAAATCTTTGATCCAGAGATCCATCTACTGTAAATTGTTTGGTTAAAAATGTTCCTTGATAGATATCAATATTATTAAAAGATGCTGCTCCGTTCACAACATTTGATGATATGTTGTCTGGGATTGAAAATGTGTATGAGGTATTATCTACAGAACCTATACAGACTAGACCTGCCTGTAAGGTAAGTGTAGGAGTTGCGGATGTAGGGATATTAAATGATACTTGTGCCTTTGCTGCCGTTCTGGAGCGAGGTACATATCCAATATTTCTTGCCAGTGAAACTACATTTTCTCGAACAGTCGCAGAATCCAAGAAAGATTCATTCACAACCATATTCGAGTTGAATGCGGTAATGTAAGTATTATATGCCAGAGTGTCTATTAATACCGAAAAATTAGATCCCTCAAAGTCAAAATCCGTGAATGTGGAGTTGGTACGGAGATAATCTTTGATGGATGTCTTTATCTGATCGAAATCTAGATTTGTAAATTTAGTGAAAGGCATTTTATCTTGTTGCCTCTAATATGAATGAATATTCTTGAGTTGGAAATTCTTGCCCTATAATATCAAAAATAATTGTTACATTAAAGGTATTATCATCCGGAATAGGATCCACCTGAACTTCTACATTATTAACTCTTGGTTCAAAGTTATTAATTGATATTTCAATTTGACTTTGTATTACTGATGCAGTACCAAAATCGACAAATTCAAATAAACTTTTTGTAATATCGGATCCTAATAAAGAATTGAAGAATCTTTCCGTTGGGATAGTTTCTACAATATTTCTTACTGATCTACGAATTGCATTTTCATTCTTTAGTATCGGCAGATCCTTTGTCACTGGATGTGGTTCAAAGGATAAACTGATATCTTTGAATGATCTGGATATCCTTTGAATTGCCATCGAACGAAAGTTTTTTATTTATTTATACCTACTTCCAGGAAGAACCATAGTTTGGTTCTGTTCCATAAGACCAATCATCATAGTCTTCATCATTACGAATTTTTTCGTGCAGTTCAACTTGTTTTTTTAGGTTATGTTTTGGTGCGACATCATAGACCACTTCTTGAATGAGTCTTTTTTGATTTTCTTCTGATTCGAATAGCATTTTGAAACTCCTGTTTTAATTTTAAAACAGAACTTTTATAAAGGAGGTTTCTATCTCCTAATACTATTTAACGATTTACTTCTCGAAGATTGTAATTATCAGAATTTAGATATTTTAATAACTCAATTGCAATTAATTTGGGATTTCCTTCACCACAAGTATACACATCAATCGCAATACATCCATTTTCTGGCCAAGTATGACACGAAACATGACTTTCAGAAAGCGCAATAACGATGGTACAACCCTGAGGAAGAAAACAATGAGAAAAAATGTTCAAAATAGTCATATTTGCCCGATTAATACCCTTCTCCATTGTTTCTTGGAGAGATATTACATCATTTAAGAGGTCAAATTTAACATCATACACCTCCAAAAGGAGATGAGTTCCCATTGAATACTGTTCCAATTATTATTCCAGTAAAAAGTTATTTATTTTCTTTTTCTTCCGGAGTTTGCCAGAAATATTCATCAGTATCACCTAATCTACCCCATCTAATTCCTCTTTCAATCTGAAAATCAGTCGTTGAAGTCAAAAAATCTGGCATTTTTGGTTCTTGAGGAGTCAATGAAAGATCATACATCTTCATTCTATTGGTTGGGTATAGTGCAAATTGTCCATTTTCAAGTTCAATGCAGTTGTGAGATTTGTGTTCATCAGGCATTTCACTCACATCAGTGTCAACAGAGTTTAAATCTGCGTGATAATTATCCAAAGTAAAGTGATATTTACCTTTGATAACTCCATAATTGCGAGAAAAGACTTCAAAATCCATGTGTTTGATGAAATGTTTTTCAATACATATGATTCCATAGTCCATACAATTCCAAAATTGAAGATTTGAGAGATCTAAATCTGGATTTGGAGTTTCTGGGCGTGATACAAATGCACTGATAGGCAACTTATCGTAAAATGCTCCATATTCTGGTAAATAAGTCTCAAAATAAAAAGCACGTCCGGGTATGCTCTTTGCGGCAACCCAGATGCCTTCTACAAATTCACCATACCCATCTTTAAGGTCGCGTAAGTATTCTTTACGGACCCATACTTTAATCATTGGTAAGTTAACAACAAGTTGACTCATAATTTAAAAGTTTCTCTGATGGATTTTAACATCTTTACGATTCATCCTTGTCCCCTATACTTCTTACGAGCTTTATTACGAGAAGATGCCGCATACTTAGTATGAGCACCACAACCTTGCTTAGTTTTCTTGGGGAGAGATTCAATTACTTGCTTCCCACCACCTGATGATTTTTTAATTGCCATTAATTTTCTCCTATAATTTCAGTTTCAATTTCATTTGGATTTGGAGAACCCGTCTGATAAAATTGTACGGACAGATCATCCATAGTATTGAAGTATTCTTCTTCTGTAAGATTGGAATAAATTTTACGACCCTTACAGATTATATTGTAAGATTCGTTAGTCATCAAATTACTCTTGTCTTTTCGTGACCGACTCTAATACGAGGGTCGCACCAAATTTCAAATCCTGCTTCTTTTGCATCCAAACAGAATGATACATCTTCTCCACACATATCCTGAACTTCACCAGATTCAAAGACTTGCATCTTTGGTGCAAACCATGGATATGTCATCTCCGAGTGCTCGAAGACTCCTTTCTTAATCAGTAACCAACCAAATCCTGCGTAATCAACTGTAAATGGTTTACGACGCTTGGAGATGCTATCGACGGTCTCATGATTCATGACTCCACCATTATTGCGGAAATCATCTTCTTCCATCCAGTGTGCCACTGAGGTTGTATGTCCGTCTTCGGTTGCATACCATCCGGATGCAATGTCCCTATCCATTAGAACTAATTGCCAAAACTTTTCACTATTGAAGACAATATCGGAGTCAATCCAAAGTTGCCAATCATAATTCAGTTTTCCATCCCATGGAAGTTGATTTGGACCTCTGAGTACATTCGCACCCAAACATTTGCATCGTGCAAAGTTTACCATGGATGAATAGTCTTGTGAGATTTGAATACTTGCTCCGGACTGAACAAGATCAAAACAAAGTTGAACAAAACTTTTTAGATATGTATAGGAGACTCCTCTTCCGGGAAGGCAGAAGACAATTGATTTGCCTCGTACCATTTCCTTTGCGAGTTCATAGTCCCATTCTAGTTCTTTATTTGCTGCTACGGGGGCAGATGCTTTAACGGTAAATCCTTTAGCCATAATAGTAAGTAGTTACTTCAGTATCATACAACATTATATATCAATTGTCAATCAGTGCGTTCTGTGAGAATTACATCATTCCCCTCAATCTTAAAACTAATCTCAGTGTCTTCGTACCATGAGAGTTCGTTGGCAATACTCTCTGGGATAATCACATAATAGTCGCCAGTAATTGGATCGACTTGTATGGACTCGAAAATTTCCTCGGAATTTTTTTTCATATGCGAGTTATAAGGTTTCAATTTTTATATAGGGAGTGTTATATTTTGAGGGTTCTGGGGGTTCTGGGATCTGGGGAAATTTTTTTTTGTTTGAGAGTTACATTTAGAGGTCGATCTGGGTCGTTTATAGCTTATAAGGGACCCATCGATTTATAACGCCCCATGGGGGCACGGGGGCATACCCATAAGGATCGCTTAACTGTCAAAACACGAACGATCAGAAGTACTAATCACGAACGATTAGGGACGCTAAGTATACCTAACTGTCCAAACACGAACGTATACAATAGGGGAGAGACTGTGCCCTCCCCGATATACTCAACCGATCACGAATACGTGCTCCGGGTGATGATCCTCACACCAATAGACTGCGGTTTGACCTATACTGGAAAGGTGAGAATTGAGACGCTGAGTCTCCATCTCCGCCTGCGATTCGGTCAGGTGAGAATAGTGTACTCGCACAACATTGGCGACCTTAGAGTAGATTGCAAACATTAGATTAGGGTGGGAAAGTGTAACGAATAGATGGGGGATTGTGAGTCCCCCGAGTGTAACTAACTGTTTGCCAAGTTAGTTACCCAATCGGGCACAGGATACCCGAGAGTAGGAAACATTTCGACCGCCATCTGTGCCGCTAAAATAGAGTCGGAACTAGAAACATTCTCATCGTAACTTACCCAATTCAGTCCCGCTAGGTGTTCAACGTGGCGATAGATTGCCTCATAAAGAATACGCTCATCTGCAAGACAAAGTGTGAGATTCATGGCGAAAGTGTAGTGAGAAAGTGTAACGAATCGGGGAGGCGATTAACCTCCCCTAAGTGTAACTTAGACGTTGCGATTCAAGTATGCTTCGGGTGTCAGACTACACGCTTCGGAGTGATACTTCCAAAACCTCTCCGAAGTATAGTCATCCCACGTTTCGGGCGTAAATTTATCCGCCCATTCTGCTGGCACTGCTGCCAACCGGCGGACCGTGCCAACGTTGGCGCGGAACCGCTCTCCCGCCTGATCTGCGGCGGTAAGGTTGGCGCTCCAAGGCGCGTCTTGAGTGTTGAAGTTCATCGGGTCAGGTGTGTTTGACCTCTCTACAATACAGCATCGGGAACCGTTGCCACCGCTCCAAACCTGAAGAAAACCTGAAGAAATCAATTGTTAAATTTTGTGAAAACCCTTGACATGGCACCCGAAAACGACTATAATTGATCTGTACTCACCCTGCCATGAAATAATAAAGTATAAAAAATATAAAAATCTTAAGTATAAAGAATAGGGGGATGATTAGTCCCCCAAGTATATCTAACTCTAACTCATCCAATATACCTCATCAGGGCAAATTCATACCCAATTTCTTCTAAAGTTGGGCGGTCCAAAATTGCACCCTCCGGAGGGCGACTCATGAGGCGAAAACATAGGAACCTGTCGCCAGGTGTGGGCGACACGGTGATCCTATTCTGGGGGATCTCCACCCCTAGAAGATTAGTTAATACCTCTGCCGTAGACTGATGCCCAACGGCGGAGGTCCACCCTTGGTACCCGGCGCCCTCCGGGAAGACCATCAGCGCCGCCTGGGCGGCATCGATGGAATCCATCTCCCAGCGTCCCCAGGCGCCGCCGGGGATGATCGTAGTGGACATGATGTAGGTGGTCATTTCGGTCAGTGGTGATTTACTTCCATACAATACCAGCAGCACCCCGATCCCGCAAGCATCCAACGGTATCGTCCTGATACCAAAATCAAAATCCAATAGATCAGCGATCCTAATGTGTCAAAGCGTTAAAACCCTTGACAAGACCCATCAGATCCGCTATAATTGATCTGTACCCACCCTGCCTTGAAATAGTTAAGTATAAAAAATATAAAAATCTTAAGTATAAAGAATAAAGAATCGAATCCTTCTTTTATTCTTTATACTTAGTTAAATGTAAAGATATAAAGAATAAAGATATAAAGAATTAGACAGGACTGAATGTAAAGAATAAACCACACCACTGACCATTAAATTACATTCAATCCTGAGTAATTCTTTATATCTTTATACTCTCATCTTAATTCTTTACCATATAAGTAATTCAGCAGGACTTCCGCACGATTTATAAAACTCTATCATGCGTTGTGCCTCATCTAATGTAGTGAATGATTGTGTACGCCATTCACATTCATTGTATGGCGTCTGGTATGTAATAGTGAACCCGATTGCATTAACTGGGCGTGATGTGTGTTGCATGATGTGAATCTCGATGTGATGTATGTGTGTGTATCTCGACGAGATTTGTGTGTATGTGTGTGTATCTCGTCGAGACTAATGTATGCGAATCTAGTCGAGATTCGATTCTGAATCATCATCAGAACCCCATTGATTGATGATTGCCATCAATTCATCTGTGAGTTCAATGATACCAAACTCATTTAGTTCTTCTACTTGTGAGTTGTTGAGATAAGGAAAATTCATGATAATCGGGGGGGGGGGTGATGATGAGGAGTCCGTCCGGACCCCTCTTAAGTGTAAAGAATCAGAGGAGATTCAATGCCCAAACATTGAACTCTCCAACGTCAACCCTATGTCCCTCCATACAACTGTAGTCGGTAACAAACTGATCTGAAATGTGAAGCAATTGGGCACAGATTCTGGCATAAGTATAGGAAACTGTGCCGTTGCTGGGTTCCATATAGGACTGGAGAGCAGCAAGGTAGTCGGTGGGTTCGGGCATCGGTCGGTGGTGGTGAACTTCGTTAATGGTAGCACGGATCGGGGACCGTTGCGGGTCCCCGGTGAGATTCATTCTGCCTCGTATCCGTCAAACCAGACGCCATCCTGACGGGTCTTAGGGTTGCGGCAGTGTGCCTGTGCCTGCTCAAGGGTCAGACCCCGGCAGATGACGCGGGTGGACTTACTAACGTGGAAGCGGATGATCTTGTAGGTCATGGTCTGGGGTGGTGTGAACTTCGTTAATTGTAGCAGATCAAAGGCGACCGGAGCGCCCCAGTGCTGCCCATTCTACGGAAGTCTTAACAATTCCGTTTCGGACCCATACCAGTTGGCGGGTCTTAAGGTCGCTGGCGGGTGAGAGTGTCATTGGTCGGTGGTGGTGAACTGATACCAGTATGAACCCAAACGGCACCAGAGTCAAGGGGTTGATTGATCAGCGATGCTAATGTCACAAAGTGTGAAAATGCTTGACATGGCACTCAAAAACGACTATACTTGATCCGTACCCCACCTGCCTTGAAATAGTTGGGTATAAAAAAAAGGAGGCAACTTGTGCCCCCTTAAGTATAATTTACAGCATCTCAATCAGGTGCATTAAAGATGTAATCTGAACCGGTGTTTGGTAAGGTATTACATCATCCAGCATATTGCCATTTGGACGTATCACCGCCACTTCGAAAGTGTCCTCCCCGATGATACCATACAGACCCGAATCTTGGGGTCCGGCAACTACACTGATAGTCCAATCATTGGCAAAAGTATACCTTGCCTTAGTGCCTCCCTTTATATCGTGGTCGGAGAATGTAAGATCTGAGAAAATCATGGTCGGTCGGTGGTGGTGAACTGAGAGAATCCTAGCATGGAATGGGGGAGAGTGTGAGTCCCTCCCCCGTATTGGTCAACCGATAAGGGCGGCAATGATTCTGTCGCGTTTCCTGATGCGGTCTGTGTGAGCAAACCATACATCGCGCCTTGTGCCCTTCATGGTGGCACCCAGAACCCCTTCCCGCTCCAGATCGACCATAATTGCGTGGATGGTGCCCTTATGGCGTTTGGGGTCCAATCCCATGCCTCTCACAAGGTCGGAGCAGGTCTGGGGACCTTGCTGGATTAAGGCAGATCTGATAGCAGTCCGGGTGATGGTCGTGAAGTTCATTGTCTGGTGTGGTGAACTGATACCATTATTACCCCAGCAGTGCCACTATTCCAGTGACCTTGTGCCAGTGGTCGAACTGTCCACTGCTGGGGGTTTATGGGTCTGGGGGTGCTGTAGGATAAGGGGACAATCAAACGAACGCGGGCAGCGTGATGACACAAACCAAGACACCCATCCTGCCATAAAATAATATGAAAAAAAAGTATAAAGAAAGGAGGCAGAATTGCCCCCCCCTTAAGTATACTTTAGGATCAGACTTCGATCTTTTCCAGATCACCGTGCTTCAGGGCACGATGTAGCATTGATCCCCAACTTGTTGCCGATTTTGCCTCATCATCGTTGAGAAGATCATGCCAACGGCGAGCAGCACCCGAAGACATATCGTCCTCAAAAATGTACCTATAAACTTTATCTGGGTTGGAGTTAAATATCACCAACAAGTGTGGAATGTTGTCGTTGTCGATAACAATCCCAAGTCTGGCAATTGCACTAGAGTAAACTGCCACTGTTAGCAGTTGTGCCTGCTCGGCGGTGGGGATGCTGTAGACGGTTGCGGTGCTCATCGGTCTGGTGTGGTTGACCTTCATATCCTACAGCATCGGGAACCGATTCCACCGGTCCAAACCTTAAGAAAATCAGGATTTGCCATAAGCAATCCTGATGGGTCTGGGGGTTGACTTAGGGGTGGGGTGCCGTGCTAAATTGAAGGTAGAACCTATTTTTGGTGGGGTTAGGTATAAAAAAAGGAGGCAACTTGTGCCCCCTTAAGTATAATCAACCTACGATCTGGTTGACTGTTTTTTTGGCAGTGCCATGTGCGGGCAATGCTACAATGAACTTGCGGTCTGCTATCTGACACAAACCGCAAGTCGCACAGGTTACCTTATCTGGGAAAAGTGCAGCAGGGCAGGTTATAACTTTGCGACCGGATTCTGTTGTATAGAATCGGCGGATTTCTTCAGAGTTAACAACTGCAACGGCAGGTAGGTTATACTCAGTCATCACACGGTCAGCATCTTCTACTGATTCGGTGCTAACGTTAACAGTGAACCCCATAGAGTTTGCATTCTCTAGGCACACACGGTTGTGATCATTTAGCGTGTGGTGAGTATAAGTATAACCTTTCTTGCCTTTGTTTGCATCAATCAACTGCCGCAGTTGCAGATAATCAATGTTACCATCATTGTGAGGCAAATCACCCGCAACATTGTGGCGCCATAGTTGACCTTTTGCAATCTTACGGACAAGTTTAGTAAACTCTGCCCAAGATACGCCACGCTCGGCATTAGAAACTGCCCGCCAATGTACACCCTGAAGGTGATACTTTGCGTAACAACCTTTATCAATAAATGGACAACATGGAGCGCAAGATGATTGCTCACTTGTGCTGATGGGGATGGGTCCCGTCTTGCTATTCTTGGAAGCGGTGGTGAGAGCGACTTGCATCGGTCTGGGGTGGTGTGGTTGACTTCTACAGTGTAACGGGTCGAAAGGGGAGACCGTGATCCCCCCTGTGCATCTTAACAAACTGTCACACTGTCACTTCCAGAGACCTTCGGCAATCAAACGATTAACTAGAACTTGTGCAAGTTTGCCACATTCATCACATGCTTTTGCATATTTAATCTCAGAAAGCAAAGAATACTTCTGGGGATTATTGCGACCGCCAAACTTGTAGCGGCAAACTGCACTTACAACCTTCAGAAGTTGACGCTTTTGTAGATCACCCCCAACCAATCGGTACATTGAGATGAAGTAACGGAAGTCACCAATTGCACGGGCACGATCTAATTTAGTGACGATCATTGATGCACCAGCAGCACCGAAGTAGGGTGTCAATTCTACAGTCAGAAATGCATTGAATGGTGCCAATTCTACCGGTTCGTTAGAAACAACCGGAGCAACTGGTTGTGCCAGAGTGTTAGAAACCATGCCCAAGATCTGAGCAATTTGATCAATTTGTCCCTCAACTTGATTGCCGTTGATAACAAGTTGGATGGTGTTCATCGGTCTGGTGGTGGTGGTCGGCATCAGTGGTGTGCCGTTGAATGAATGATGCCACACCAGAACCGACCAGATCCAGCAACCTTGTGCCAGTGATCGAACTGGTTTTAGGTGGTGGTTCTGGGGTGGTTTTCTGGTATCTTAAGGGGACAACCAGCACCAACGGCAGAAAGGTATCTGCCTGATCAATACATCGGTACTCCCCCTGCCATAAAATAATTATAACAATATATTAAAAAAAGTGGATCAGGCACCACCCCGATCCACAACACCCACACACCTATGCTATAATTATCTGTTCTCTTGCTCGCTGGGTAACTTTAACATTCAGCGACGGCAAACCCCTTCCGTCTTGGTCTTACAATTCTACCATCCAGTCTGGGTCTTTGTCAAGCATTACCCAGAAGTGATTCTTACCATTCTCAGATGTGAGAAACACCTTATCATGTGTGTGTTGCTCGATGATACATTGTGCATTGCTACACATAAGGTTGGCAAAGCGATTCTTTGCCTTACGCGAGATTGGTGTAACGATTGCGGTTTCCATGATCTCGATGCGTTTTGTATGTGTGTATTATAGTTGATGATGTGGATCTCGTCGAGATTGTGTGTGCCACTTGTGCGACTGTCACATCTCGACGAGATTATAGTCTCGACTAGATTTTATGTGCCACTTATGCGACTGGTACATGCGGATCTACAGATTCTAACAAATCCTGAGCAACTTCATCATCATAAAGTTCTTTAATCTCAGCAAGAATCTCTTCTTCAGTATAAGTCACATACTCTTTGAAAAGTAAATCAGAGACCATACATTCAAGAGATTCTGTATCCATTCCATCTACAATATGCAAAACATAGTTCTCAACGAACTGTTCGAATTGTGCTTTGTTGAGTGTCATTTTGTTTGTTTAGTGAGTGTTGAGAACGTGAACGAAATCCAGAGAACAGACACACCAACCGGCATAATCTGTCACTTCTTCAACTAGAGCATCGGCAACAACTTCATCATCATAACCATCATCAACTTCAACCTCAAAGACATTACCAAGCACATCAT